ATTTACAATCTCCGTCCCCCTCGTCCCAAAGAAATATACTGTTCCTCTTAACTCCTAATTCTTCCAATCGCTTTGAAAGTTCGAGTGAGCACACTTGTTTTTCGAGTTGCATATTTATTTCTCAAGAATCTTCCTCGCTTCTTCGATAAGTAAGGTGCGGAAACCCTGTATCCCTCTTTCGTATCCTTCTCTAAAAGCATGGTTAAGATACTTTTCACTATCCTCAGGCATCCTCTCCGCCATGTAACAGAGTAAGCTCGCCATTGAGGAGCGGAGCCAATCGGGGGGAGCGTCAAGTATACTTACTACTTTGTACATTTCTGCTTCGCGAATTATCTGCTCGGGACTCTTTGGAGTGGTCATACTACTCCACGATCTTTACCGTCTTGCCGAGTGCCTTGTTCACCTCTTCCATAGTCATCTCTACTTCGGTGATTTCGCCTTCCAGTTTTACGCCCTGTTTTTCCAACTCATATACCGTAAAAATACTAGATATTTTATTCGTGTCTTCGTGGGTCTTCGCAGGTGTCCAACGGGAACGAACGACAACTTTCAATTCACCTTCGCCCATAACGCCGAGAACACGAGCGAAAGTGCCGTCCGTATCTACCAACCAATCACCGATCTGTACGTCTTTGAGTGTTTTCATAGGTTCTTCATAAAGGTATAAATGGTTTAGGTCGTCGCAACCGCAGAAATCTCTTGATCTGCCGTCAAGCGTTTCGTTAATGACACGGCGTTCGTGCTCGTTTGGTATAGCAAGGATTCGTTTCGGTACTACCTCGTCATTATATCTCCAGCAACTCGTTGCTGCTCGCTCGCTATCACCACACACAACGACCATGCCTACCTTGAGTTCTGACTTTGGAATGTGTTTCATATTGGGGGTTATTTAATGTTGAAGCCAAGGAGCAATGGTAATGAGGTATCTCACAATATCTATTATCGGGAAGATAGGGAAAATGATTGAAAGCAATCCCCACCAGAAGCCCCACACGATAAATGTATATACGATGCAAGCGAAGTGAATGAAACCGATGCTACACGATGCGCTATTTTCCATACTACGGGTTATTTACCATCGATAATCTTCTTCGCATGTTCGGCATGCTGTACCCTCCACCCGCCTTTGCCGTCGCGCTCAAAGTGTCCTGCGCCTACTGCAACTTCCTTATTGCATTTGTAACAAGTGCCTTTGTATTTGTTGCGCATACGCTACGGGTTAAGTAAATCGGGGTTTTCGTAGATGTTACCGATGACTTCTATACTTTGCATGGCACTTATCCTATAACAAAGTGGCATAATTCCCACGAGTTCGTTTACGAGTTGTGCAACAAATCTTGTTTCGTCTTGGAGCCACTTCACAATACAGATAATAGGCTTCTCGTCGTTCAGACCGCTTATAACGCATTTAATAATGTCATTTTCGTAAACCTCCTTGTCGTTGTCATCCTTGCCTCCGATGTATTGACCGAGTGTTTTGTTTGATACGGGTATATTGGAATCGTCCCAACAGATTCTTTGTGAGTATTCACTAAAATACAGTGTGGTGTCTGGTTTATCCTGAGATAGTCGCCCGTATCTCATTATTCCATTCGCATCCATTCCTCTAAACTTCATTTCTCGCATACGCTATGGGTTATTCATAAGTCACTAAATCAGGAAACCATTTATATTCACCATCTTTGATAACTGGCGGCATCTCCTTATCAAGAACGTACTTTTTACCATTGAGCATACACGCGCCATAATGACGTACAATAGATAGTTGAGAGTTTGCCCAGACATCGTATGGAATACGGTGAGTCACTTTCTTTTTCTTAGCCATACGCTACGGGTTATTCTTATGAAACTCTTTTAAGAGAGCTTTGATTTGTTCCGATGCCTTTTTTGCGAGTTCGGGTGTACGGAAGCAGTTGCCGAATTCGTACCTCTTCTCGTCGTCAAAATGATTACCCCACAAAAAACTAAGCACTTCGCCCTGTTGGTTAATACGGCACTGCATCACATCAAGTTTCGGCTTCCATCGTTCGTCTACTTCTTCAAACCATTCGTAAAATGTCCTGCTATTCATGGTTACTACACCAAGTTTTTTATCATCTTCGTCACGAATACTCCATGCAGTCCATCCGCCAACAACCGCTTCATCTGCGTATATTATCTGACCTTTGTTTGCCCACGGTAAATCTTTCTTTAAGCGGTATTTCATAGATTATTTTATACTCACATTATACCTCGTTTGCATAACTTTTACACGTCCCTGTGTATAACTTTTGCCCAGCGTTTCTTGGCTAACACTCGCATCATTTCCGTACGTTCCTCTTTCGTAAGTTTTGCCACACCAATCTTTCTAATACGGCTCATCTCCTGTGCCAGGGACACGCTATCTACATTCTTCCAACGGTCTTTCCCTGCTTGTACCTGTCGTGCGCGTATCTCATCGCGGGTAAGTGCCATATACGGTGTTTAGATAATTTCTTTTCTGTATCCAGTTAGCTTTCTGATATTTATTGAGTTCTGCGTCTGTTGCTCGGTTGAGTGCTACCCATTCGTTGTACCGTTTATCAAGCCCAGCTCCTCTATGGTGAAAGGTGCAACATGGAACAATAGCCCACGCCTCCTGTACGCGTTTATTTTGATAAAGGCATGCATGCTCCCATTCGGGCTTCCCAGCGCATCCTGGGTAAATACAGTGCGCCATGAAGGGGTCTAGGGCTATTTGTTTCCTAAGTTTTAACGGAATAGGTATCACACTAGTTTTTCCAACTCTCCTCCATGTACCCCTGTGCCCTTTTAAGCGCACGTATCGCCTCTAGCACGCCTTTCTCACGTGCTTTGAGCTTCGTATACCGTATACCTGCCTCTGTGATGTTTGCGTATACTTCGGCTTTGTTTACCGAGATTTCTTTTTCTTCCATGATTTTTATCAGCTCCACGTTATACTCTACATTTGCGTCGGCAAGTTCCGATGTGAGCCGTGCGTAGTACGCTGATACTTCCATGTACGCCACTGGGAGTTCGTGCGGTTGTATAGTTCCGTCCTGCATTTTGTCTAGCCATTTTTTGATATCCATATTCAGAATAGTTTCCTTTTCTTAAACCTCGTACATTTACTACATGTATAATTCACAAATACATGTACTGGCTTATCGTTTGAAGATGGCTCGTATATGTTAGATTTTCCCTGCGCTTCCCAATTATGCGGGCAGAACACCCACTTTAGCCATTCTTTAAGCATATTTTTAGCCACTTGCTAGGTTACGCGCCGTTTCCGAGAGTTCTTTTTTGTACTCCCAGATTGTACCTTCTTTTTTACGGCTTTGGATTTTGTGCCCTTCTTTGTTGAGGTCATAGACACGTCCTCCGATACGGGCAACGCCGAGGTGGCTTCCTCCGTAGACGCGTTGCTGTATTTCCACAGTCGAGTGCCAGAGTCCGTCTGAGAGGAGTTTGAGTAACCTTGCCTTTTGTGATAGCCCTTTGTGTTTATCTTCGTGGTTTGTAGTTCCTCCACCTGTCCATAGAGTATCTTGCGCTCTATCTTCGTTTCCGATTCCCTCGGAAGGCTCGGGAAGTACATAGCCACCAAACTGTTGGGCGAGAGTAGCAATTTGTTCTTCTTCAGAAGATACTCCATGCGGTTGTATTTCTGCTTTTCCTCCACGGTCATCTGCGTGTAGTGTGTTGCTATCGCCCGTCGTCTTAGACGTACTAACTTCCACCCGAGGTAATTCATTTCCAAGATTGAGAATAAACTCATACTGTTTTTGGGTTATTTTCTTATCCATGAGCATTGGCGTGTACTTGGAAAACCGCTCGCTTTTGGTCATGGCTTTTAGTTGTGCGATTTCCTCCTGTGTCATAGCTAAATCGTAATATCGGCAAAACCGTCTTCATCTGTAGACCACCCTGAGCCAAATTTCTTCTTATTCTCTATGTAGTAATCCCTACACGCCTCAAATCCGCCCTTAACTACTGCATCTTCATATGCTGTACGGTGGTCTCCGTTTAGTATCCGCCATTCGTTATCTTTTTCTGAGAACAAAGCCGTTTCTTCATGTCCGTCAAACGTCATCGGATTGTAACTAATGTAAAACTCATCTTCCGATAGCACAAGGTTATTATTGGCGCATCTTTTCCATATTTTTTCTGTTTCCATACCTTTTACTTAAAATGAATATAGATACACCTGTCACAATGCCTTTCCTCATCTTCTTTGTAGAGGGAGGAGTCGGTTAGTGTGTCGTCGCAGATGGCGCAGGTCATACAACTTCAGAACGTGTAATCGCTTTATTTTTTCTTAAAAAATTCCGTACCTTTCTTTCTACATGAATTTCAAGCGGAAGTGTTAAAAAATATTGTCTTAAACATCTTGCTAGAAAGCTATATACAGCGACTTGGTGTGTTTTCTTGATTTTTAATTTTTTGCATACCTCGGTCATAGTAATCTCGTTGTTTGCCCACGCAACGGCAATTTCCATCTGCTTATCTGTAAATGTTGTTTTAGTATCCATAGGGCTTACCGTTTATACTTGACGCTACCGTCAGCGGTTATTGTAAGCGTATCTGATAGCAATTCTGCATTTTGATAAACATTTCCTATTTTTTTTGGTTTCATATGTTGCCAATATTCACCAAGTGCATCGCCTACATTGTCCCCCTTAAAAAATATTTGCCATCGTGCCAATTCTTCAACCCATTCAATACATCCAATCCTTTCGTTTACCTCAACTATATCTCCTTCATAAATTTCATCGTCATTCACATCCTTACGCCCCGTATACTGCATGAGTATGAACGCTCCGATGTCCATATTCGCTATGGACAATATTCCGTCCGTATTGTCTGTAAAACTTAGCGGGTAAATCCAGCATTTTCTATACTTATTCCACGCCCTAAATTTTATTTTTCTCATATTTTTTTATTATTTCTCACTCAGTACCTCCCCGCATAAGTCGCATTGTTTTTGCATACTACAACCCACTGGGTAACGCATTAGACCACTCGCCAAGTGCCTTCACTAAATCGGGGTTCGTATTCTCCTGTGCCGATAGCCAAGTAAGATAGTCGTTAGCTTCTTTATCTACTTGTTCCATAGTCTTGCCCTTGTGCTTACCGAAGGTAAACGTAAACGTCTTCCAATTACCGTCCCATGCGCTTTGTGGTGCGTTAGGCTGTGCCTTTGGTGCTTGAACAGGAGTTTGTGCCTGTGGTTTAGCCTGTGGCTTTACAGTAGCATTAGCGTCGTCATCTTCCTCACCCTGTACCAAGAATAATGACGTGAGCGCATAGCGTCTTACGTACGTGATTGCACTTCCCATTTTTTGCGGGTCGTCAATCTTCGGGAGTGGCATAACATCATCCAGCATTTCCCCGCTATCCATATCGGCAACCATGGTCTTGATTGCGGGTGCGCCGTCTATGTTGCTGAGTGGCTGTAACACGGTCAATTTGTGCTTGGTGAGAAGTGGCATCAAATGTTCGATAACCATGTTTACATCGAAATATTTCGACTTATAGAACGGGTTTGCTTCGCTTTTGATGATTGGGGTGAGTTCACTTTGTACCGCGTAAATCTTCGCTAGGAGGTTTTTCATATTATTTTGTTGTTTCTTTTCTTTCTTTAGCAAGTGTCAAATCCACAATAAAGCGGCAGAATCCTTTAAGTGTGGCGGTGCTGAAACTTTTACCGAGCAAGTTTTCTTTGTAAAATGGTGCCCAATATAAGTCAAATAGGTCTTCCCTAGCTTCCTTGCTGAAAATCCTCATCCCTTCTTGGGCTTCTAGGTCAGAGGAACTTGGTATTTGTTCCATATTAGAATGTTGCGTTGATAAATGCTTGCATGGGATCGTTATCTATCGCCCGCACTATGGGCATACGCTTGCCCTGTATGGTGTCGTCCCATTCTCGCCAGTTGGCTATCAGGTTGTCATCATCTACGGTGAGGATTGCTTTGCGTACTGGCTCGGTGCGTTGTATCAGCTCATCGTAGTAGGGTGTTTCCAGCTTTGTCTTTACGTTGTCGGATAGGAGCGCATCGCAGAGTACAAGGCGCAGTTTGAAGGTTTGCATAGTCATATTATGGGGTTACTCGTCTCCAGAAGTGTCTCTCGCCATAGTTACATAGGAGTCAAAGTATCTATTGGTCGCATCTACAAGTAGTTGGGTTAGGGAGTTTGCATATTCTGATTCCATTTTTCCATTTGCCGCCTCCTTCAACAACGTTAGTTGTATTGCATTTGCTAGAGCACCACGCAATCCCTTAAATGAAAGCTGGACTTCAACGGTAACGTATCCATTTAATTTGCTCATATTAGTAGGTAAATGATTTTTCTAAAATATCTTTGATGCGTTCGGGCACTACCTCGTCATCTTCGTACATATCGAGGTCGTCCATGCCGTGGGCTTTGAGATACGAGATAACTGTGCTCGCCTGTGTATCGGTCAATCCCTCGCAGTAGTCCTGTACCTTTGCTGAGGCATTGAATCCCATACCTGACTTGTAAAGGAGTGAGCCGATGTACTGACGTTGTGCGTAGGTGCTCATAGGGTTAGTCCTGTTACTTTCCTGACCATTTCGGAATAGAGCTTTCTCATCTTTGCTTTTTCGGATGAAGAAACAAAGTCGTCTTCTAGTTCACTCGGTGTATAGTTCTCAAAAATCCTTTGCAACAGGTCGTATTCTTTCTCGGTAAGTTCAACTATTTTTTTGAAGTATGTTTTCATAGAGGAGTTTGTAAAGCAGTAAGGAGTACCAGCACCATAGGAACGAGTAACCAGAGAAGCGATGCCTTGGGTTTCTTATGCCCGTATGTTTTGATGTATCGCATATCATATTGTTTCGGGGTAACTTCCCCTCATGTCTCCACTATACCACGTCCGCATGGGGTAGTCAAATAATTACCCACATACCTGTGCATAACCCAGAAACGCCCAGTATCTACAGGTGCTTTATCATTTATTTTTGCGGTTAAATTCCATATACTCTCTCTTGGTAACAGGGAAGTTGCAGATAAATGCGTTGAGCTGTGCTCCCGTCATGTTGAGCGCGTGTTGCACGTCTTGGGCTGTGTATCCCTTTACATATCGCAGATAATACATAACATTCGCAATCTTCTGCGAGGCATAAATCTCGTGAAAGTACGCAGGAGCAACGTCAAACCATTTACGAGCGTATGGTGCGTGGTCTGCGCTATACACCCGCATGGACACATGGAAGGTGGATAGGTTGAAGCGGTCATACTTTTCGTGCTTATATTTCTTTGGCACGGCTTTTGGCTTCACTATCGGTTTCTTAACACGGTCTTTCCATTTCTCTTTCAGATATTCCCTTTTATGGGTCAAACACAACGCCACGAACCAGTTTGTATGGGGGTTCTTTTCTGTTTTATTACAACGATAGCAAAGCATATATACGAATTATACCGTGTATTACACGTATTTTGCCTACCATGTGGATAGTTTCTAGATATGAAAACAAGAATGTGCTAAAATTGAGGCGTGAGAGCTTCCCATGTACGCACAACGCATGGCGAAATGCTATTTATTTATGTATCCGTGTCCGTGGTTTAATCTACGGGTTGTGCCACGGGTACAGAAATGAGTAGCATTTTTTTATGGCAATTCACTACCCATTTGCCGCAATCCCAAATCAAATAGCAAGAGGAGGGCATGGAGCAATCAACTTGGCAGTTTTAACGGTAATCATTTCTCACGGCAGATGTACGGCTTCTGTATTTACAATTGCCAAAGAAGCTGGAGTAAGTGATAAAGCAGTACGGGGAGCAATAAAATATTGGAAAGAGAAATCCAAAGACCTTGGAATGACGTTTAATTTCAGGGAAGGGAGGCAGGGCAACACGAACACTATAGAAGTATCGTTTTCCTACGCCGTTGACCCCGATAGGGGGGTACCAAAAGTTCCAGGGGAGGGTAGAAGAAGTTCCAGGGTGGGGATACCAAAAGTTCCACCCAAAGAAGACTCAGGAAGAAGAAAATATAAAAATAGCTTTTCGCTATCGCTAGAGGAACAGGAAAGGCTCGGCTTCGTAATAACGTAGAGTTATCAACAGGTCTTGAAACAATAGGTGAACATGGTGTATACTAGAAATGTGGAAGTGAAGAAACGGATACTTCATTGGTTATAAAGACCGTTTCACCAATTCTCCACCAAGATAAAAATTAAGGGTAGTGATGCGAGGGATACTTCTGTTAAAAATATCCCCTCTGCGATTTTTTCTCCCTATGAGTAAATTTAATACGCGACACGAAAACATTGTTACTAACTTGGCAGGTGGTGATGCATATCAAGCATCTAACAAACTTGCTTTTATTTCTTTACTTCTTTCCTCTTTTTTAGAGGACAAATATTACGAGAGCGGCTCTGCACAACAGAACCGCCTCAAAGCAATCATTGACACTGAGCCAGATAAGTTCTGGCTTTGTAAGGCTACGCTCTACGCACGCCACGTCTTTGGTATGCGTTCCGTTACCCATGCATCAGCTGCATACCTAGCGGAACATATTCGAGGACAAAAATGGGCAAAAGAGTTCTTCCAAAATATTGTGGCACGACCAGACGACATGGGAGAGATTATTGCCGTTACAGGTAAATTCCCTAATGCCATGAAAAAGGGTTTTTGTTCTGCTCTTGAAGGCATGAATGAATACCAACTTGGTAAATACGCTGGCGACAATAAGGATTGGAAACTTGTAGACATTGTTAATTGCGTCCACCCTAGAAAGAATACTGAAGCTATCGGTAAGCTCTTAAAGGGAGAATTGAAGCCTGATACCTGGGAAGTACTGCTTTCCGAGGCAGGTAAAAAAGAAAATAAAGAACAGGCAAAGTGTGAAGTTTGGGAGAAGCTTTTAAACGAAGATAAGCTTGGCTATCTCGCACTACTCCGCAACCTTCGTAACATCGACGCACAGGCTCCTGAATCGCTCCCAATCGCTTTGCAGAAATTAACTGACAAAGAGCGTGTGTTGAAGTCAAAGGTGTTCCCGTTCCAGTTTGTAACTGCTCTGCAGAATACAGCAGAATGTTCAGCGCAGCGTGCGATTACCATTGCACTTTCTCAGGCTATTGAACACTCACTCGCTAACGTCCCTAAACTCGATGGGAAGACGCTGGTTGTTGTTGATGTATCAGGTTCCATGTCGGGTAGACCATCCGAGATAGCGTCATTGTTTGCTTCTGTGTTAGTGAAAGCTAACGAAGGAGCTGAGCTGATGACCTTTGCAGACAATGCACAGTACGTTCCGATAAACCCATTAGACAGTGTTGTTTCTATCGCTCGGAGCTTTAGTTTCGCTTCTGGTGGTACAAACTTCAATGCCATATTTGAAACTGCCAATAAGGCTTACGACCGAGTAATTATTCTATCCGATATGCAGGCATGGGTTGGTGGCAATACGCCAAAACAGGCATTTGCTCAATACCGCTCTGCGTTTAGTGCGAATCCAAAGATTTATTCTTTTGACCTTAACGGACACGGGACTCTCGAATTTCCAGAAGATAACGTGTACGCACTTGCTGGCTGGTCTGATAAAGTACTCCAGCTCATGGGTAATTTAGAGAACGACAGAAGCGCACTCATCCACGCAATAGATACTTATGAAATTTAAACGAATCGTTCTTTATGTACGAGAAGACCTCTATAATCGCTTTAGGGGTCTCTTGCTTATGCAGGGTGATACGGCAAGCGGTTGGTTACGCAAGCAGATTGAGAAATACTTAAAGACGCACGAATAGTGTGCCTCTTTGCTGTGCACACCAATGAAGATTAGCCCTTTTTCTCATGTATACTGGAGGATATGAACTGTGAAATCTGCAATGTAACCCTAGAGAGAAACCAGAAACGTGTATGCTCGCACTTATGCCGACGCTCTCTTGTGCGTAAGATACAAAGCGACAAAGAAACCCGTGCTCGCCAATTTGTGAAATATTGGAAAACCCGTATAACCCCAGAACGCCTCCGTGCAAAGTTATCCGCAGAGTTCGGAAAGGAGTTTGAATGTGTGTTATACTAACGGCATATGCGACGGAGGATACACAATCCACTTCCAGAAATATTCGAGCGCAAGGTCGGCACGAAGATACTTTCGTATTCTCTTGCCTCCCACCACGGTAACGAAGCGTGCTACATGGACGAGTTCGGAGAATATCACTACTTTAGCGTTATACGCCTCCGTGAGCATTTACAGCTCCCAGAGTTCACATGGGAGGAGGAAAACGCAACCTAGGTCATTATAGAGCCAACCAGAGGCATACTAACCATAATCAAAAGTATGATAAGACAAGAAATACGTTGCGATGTGTGCTCGTGCTCAACCGACACATCCACAAAGTTCGTCATGGAGCATAAGGGCAAGTCCAAAGAGTTTGACTTTTGCCCCTCATGTACGGCGGGTGTAGAAAACGCACTTACGCAGTTAAAGAGCGACACCGTATTCAACGGGCAAGAGTTTTCACTCGATGCGCTCAATCTTATTCTCAATCGGTACAGTCTTGGCACACGAAAGACCATTACTTTCTAGCGTATGGACGTTATCCCATGTGTAGTATGCGGGAAACCCAAGACACAGGTAAAAATCGAGTATATTTGTGATGACCCTGCTTGCTATGCAAGAATGGCTGAGAAGCATTACTGCGCAACTCTCCCTCCCGTAGCACGCACACGCGTTAAGGGGGGACAATCACAAGCATATCGTGATAAGATAACCCCAGCATGGAAAGACATCGCAGAAGCCACAGGATTTAATTACGACGGAACACCTAAAACGTAGATATGCCAGCAGGACGACCCACAGACTATACTCAAGAGCTTGCAGATAAAATCTGTGAGCAGTTAGCTTTGGGGTATTCTATGCGTACGGTATGCAAGGCTGAAGAGATGCCATGTCCTGCTACAGTATTTAGTTGGTTGAGGAAATACCCAGAATTCCTAGAGCAGTACACACGCGCGAAAGAGGAAGCAACCGACGCTTTAGCTGATGAAATCACCGATATTGCTGACGACGGAAGTAACGACTGGATGGAAATAAACAAAGGCGGCTATAAGATGACTGTTCTAGACCGTGAACACGTTGACCGCTCGAAACTTCGCATTGAAACCCGTAAATGGATTATGGCGAAGATGAAACCGAAGAAGTACGGAGATAAGGTTGACCTCACCACAAACGGAAAAGACCTCCCAACGCCCATTCTCGCTCCCATTCTTAAGAAAGAAGAGTAATGCATTACTCTGTAACTACAGCAACGCGGAAAGTAATGGCGATGTCTAAACGCATTCGCGTTATTCAAGGTGGGACATCGGCAAGTAAAACAATCTCAATTCTTCTTGTACTGATAAATCTAGCACAGAGCGACAAGACTCCAACACTCACGAGCATCGTTTCCGAGAGCTTTCCTCACTTGAAACGTGGTGCCATCAAGGACTTCCTATCAATCATGCAGGAGCATAAATACTACAAGGAGGACAGGTGGAATAAATCAGATTTTATATACACATTCGAGACTGGTAGTAAGATAGAATTCTTCTCTGTTGACCAGCCAAGCAAAGTACGTGGACCTCGTCGTGACCGTCTGTTCATGAACGAGGCAAACAACACGCCTTACGAAGCGTTTGACCAGCTAGAAGTTCGTACAAAAGAGTTTGTTTTCATTGACTATAACCCGACAAATGAGTTTTGGTACTACAGCGAAGTACAAAATAGAGACGATGTTGAGCATATCATCCTAACGTATAAGGATAACGAAGCACTTAGCCCTGAGATTGTCGCTTCTATTGAGCAACGCAAAGACCGTAAGGGCTGGTGGAAAGTATACGGAGAAGGACAACTTGGAGAAGTAGAGGGAAAGATTTACAAAGATTGGCAGATTATCGACGCTATCCCTCACGAAGCACGCCTAGAACGCCGTGGCTTGGACTTCGGATATTCAAACGATCCCTCAGCACTTGTAGATATTTACCGCTATAACGGAGGGTTTATTTTAGACGAGGTCATGTACCAGAAAGGCATGACGAACAAACAAATCGCTGATGTCATCAACGCACAAGAACAAAAGGTTCTCACGATTGCAGATAGCGCAGAGCCAAAGAGTATAGACGAGCTTCGGTTATACGGATGTAGTGTTATTCCAGCGAATAAAGGACAGGGCAGTGTGCTACAGGGCATCCAATATATTCAAGACCAGCGTATCTCAGTTACAAAACGAAGTGTAAACATTATTAACGAGTACAGAAACTATCTCTGGAGGACTGATAAAGACGGTAAAGTGCTCAACGAACCAGAGCACCAGTTTAGTCACTGTTTTGCACCAAATACGCTGATAAAGACAACAGAAGGATACAAAACTATAAAATCTTTAGTGGGAAAAGAAGGATATTTATATTCTAAAGATGGTCTGATTGAGTATTTTTACGATGTGAAGCCAACAAGAAACAATGCTGTAATGTCGGTCGTTACATTTACCGATGGAACATCTATTACCGTTACTCAAGACCACCTGCTTCTTTTGCAGAACGGGGAATGGATACAAGCGTCTTTACTACAGGGCGGGGATTTGATACAATCCGATATGTATGGAAAGACAAATATATCAAGGGATAGTTTTTACAAGGTACAAGGATTCAAAATACTTCAAAGGCTATGTAGATGGCGTGCGTTACTGGATGCATCGTTACGTTTGGATAACAGAAAATGGTGCGATACCAGAGAAGCATCATATCCATCACAAGGACGGAAACCCATCGAACAACGCAGTGGAGAATTTGGAATGTTTGCCAGCATCAGTGCATCTATCAAAAGAATATACTCCTATCTCGGGAGAAAGGCTTATGTTTTTACGAGAGAACTTGCTGAAAAACGCTATGCCAGAAGCGAAGAAGTGGCATGGGTCAAAAGAGGGTATAGAGTGGCACGTGCAACATGGAAAGAAAGTAATGGGGATGAGGGAGTTGAAAACCAAAAACTGCGCACATTGTGGAAAAGAATTTTCATCGAAGAATTACGCAAAGCGTGCAAGATTTTGTCATCAAAACTGCAAGATGAAAGCACGACGAAGGAGGTTAAAGGGGTTACCAGAAGTTTCTGTAAGCAAACTTATAACCTAGAAGTTAGAAATAGCCACTGTTTAGTGGCAAACGGTGTAATTGCACATAACTCAATGGATGCGGTGCGCTACGGATTCAACGGACTGCTTGAGAAAAATGTCGGTCCACGTGTGCGTGTATTTCGCTAATTTGCTATACTTTGTACATAACAACAATACGCCGAAGGCATTATGTATAAAGACCGCAAGTATACGAAGTATCGTCCATCCAAGAAAGAAGCTAACTTCGTACTAGAAGTACAAGAGAAATACGAGATTGCAAAACGTCAGAAGGAACGCGGATATACGCACCTCGACGACATGAGCGTGAACAGTTTTATCAAGCTATCCCGCGACCAATACAACGGACGAGTGCCAAACGTTTTAGATACTATCAACCAGAAAGACCCGCAGAATTGGCACTCAAAGATTTTCAGAAAGAAAACGCGTAAAAAGGTCGTCGCCTCTGCCGCTTCCTTGGTTGCCTCTGGTATCGGTGTAGATATCGCGGCACTTAAACAGGATAAACGTATTGACCGTGAGTTCTCCAAAGTCACGGAGATGCTGTTTGATTGGGCTTCTGAACGTGAAATGCAAGAGAGTTTACTTATTCGTGCCGTACTCCAAGGGTTCGCCGTAGGAACTGCGGTTATTTATGACGATATTATCTGGGAAGAACGTCAGGTTAAGGAGATTGACGATATCGATCTTGAAACAGGAAAAATTACGACAACAAATGCAACCCGCGTTGATTACAAGGGATGCCGTTCTTCCCTAGTTCGTATAGAGGAGTTATTCGTGGGGGACGTTTTCCAACCCGATGTTTCAAAACAGCCATTTATCATCCTGCGTCAGACGACACAGTATGAAAGCGCACTCCAGTCGCTCAGTAAGTATAAGAACTTCAAGAGCGTCATTCCCGATAGTAAGCATTTCGCCGATAGCGACGAGGACGAAAAAGAGCAGCAAGAAGATTACGACGGACGCGTAGAGATTCTCCGTTATTGGTGTAAGAATACTGATACCTTTGCTATTATTTGCAATGGGGTATTACTTACCGAATACGGCATGGGATTCCCACATCCACACAAGGAATACCCATTCTCAAAGTTCACTCCCTTCTTGTTCGCAGATACAGATTTCTTCTTTGGCGATTCGCTCCCACACATCAACCTCGGGGAGCAGGTAACGGTAAACGACTTCACTAACTTGATGATAGATAGTGAGAAGTTACGCAATAAACCACCAGTTGCAACGAATTCTGACGAAATTGCAAAGAGTGATGTGGTTATTCCAGGTGCTATGGTCGCGATGCGCACAGGCGAAGAAGTAAACATCATGGACGCATTCGCACAGGGAACATCGCAGGGTCTGGTAAACGCAATGCAAATGCTCGAAGGTCAGATAGACGAAAACAGTATTGACCCACTTGTATCTGGACAACAAGCAAGCGGAGACCCTACGGCAACGGAGGTAAAAGCTATTGTAGGAAGCGCGGAACAGATGAAAGGATTTACCGAGAAGCTCTTTGCAGAGTTCTTGATAAACTTTGCTAATATCCGCATCCCGAACCTTTATTGGTTCTTGGTCAATGATGAGGAATACCAGCGCGTCGTTATAGATAAAGTCAAGGTACGTGGACGCGACGGCGAACGCCACATTGTTCTTACAAGCGGTGCAGATATTCCTTCACCATTAGAACTCCTTAAAGCAGAGAAAGACATGGAGAAAGAAGGTGAGAATATAGAAATGATTTACGTCAATAAAGACAGGGTAAACGATTATAGATTCCACATTACCGTGTCTGCACAGCCAAAGCCACCTCGTAATTCAGCAGGTCGCCTACAGCGTGCAATCCAGAAGTATCAGATATACTCACAGAACCCGCTGGTTGACCAAAGGAAGAACACAGGACGGCTTATTGAAGCGTTGGGCGATGACCCAGAAGAACTCATGCAACAGGAGCAATCTGCACCAGAACAAATCGATCTCCCTAAGCAGAATCTCCAGTTTATGCCACAAGCTGACCAGCAACTCATGGAAGTATGATGAAAGCGTATATTAGCGAATACAAAAAGCCCGAACAGTTCTCATCACAGGGTGTGCCACTCACACCCGAGGAGTACCGTGATAAGGTTATCGAAGTGTACTCAAACCTAATTGTTCAGAATGAAATCCACGGACTCCTCAATGAATACGCAGAGAAAGCAATCGTCACTGCGAAGACACTAGAGGAGCTTGCGTTCGTACGCGGAGCTATAGACGCTCTCAAGGAACTCCTCAAACGGAAAGATACTAAAGGAAAAAAAGTGAATGTAGTATAATAGAATCACAATTAGACCTAGCGCATTGAGGGACGAGTTGCCCTCTGCATATTCGCGCTAGGGTATGTAGAGTGCGACCCGTTCCTCCATGAGCGGGTCTTTTTAATTCGTATGGGCACGTTACGCCCACTAATTTTCGGGGATATAACCCTTGTACAAAAATATGGAAAACCAAGAAACCGTTACGGTAGAGGAAACTCAGGTTGAGGAGAAGGATTGGAAAGCAGAAGCTGAGAAGCTCGCTAGCCAAGTACAAAACCTCAATAAAGCCGTACATGAGGCAAGAACGAAGAAACCCGCAGACGTTGAAGCAATCATTGAGGAGAAACTTCAAGCGATTGAAAAGAAGCGTATGCAGGACGATATCGAAGAAGTTGCCATGTCTCTCGCAGGAAGCGACGAGATGAAAGCGAAACTTCTCGAGACGTATAACAACCGTCTTAAGCCATCTGGTTTTTCACGAGGTTCAATCGAACGCGACCTTAAAGAGGCACTCCTTCTTGCTAATAAGGACAAAGTATTGTCCGACGCGGAGAAGAAAGCTCGGAAAGCATTTGCAGAGAAATCTGCGGTGCAATCTGCCTCGGTCAACGTATCGAGTTCACAGGACGAGGACGAGCCAGAGCTGTCCCAGTCAGAGAGGAACTTTCTTAAAAACATGGAGGAATATGCAAAACCTCCTATAATCTAATCTTATGGCACGTGGTGATATCTCAATCATCAAAGGCTGTGGTCCAGCAGTAGAGTTTCAAACCGAAGCTAACTCAACCGCAATCTATGCAGGTGAACCTGTAAAGCTCAAAGCCGCTGGCTCTCCCTATGCAATCGCATGTGTAGACGGCGACCTCACTATCGGTACTGATACGGTATTCCTTGGTATTGCGGCTACTGATTCCACCCACACTACAGCAGCTGACGGTGTTGTACGTGTATACATGGTAACTGCAACGACCGTACTTCGCGCAAAGGCAAAGACCTACTCTACGGTTGATACGCAATCTGAAATCAACGCTCTCGTTGGAGACCGCGTTGTTCTCGATCTTACGTCTACTACATGGACGATTGATGCAGCTGCAGGAGAAAACTCCGCAAACGCATTCTATATCCTTGGTGGCGACCCAGTTCGTGGAACGATTGACTTTAACTGCCGTCTTGACGCTTGTTACGCTGCTCAATAATTCATAATTTATGTCTTCTATTTTGAACGGCGCATTGTCGCCCAATGTCATTAAGACCGCGCTGGATAAAGTGTCCGACGTAGCGTTTAACGCAAATGCTATCCCAAGCAGAGCGACTGTTCTTGACCCCTTGCTTTTTAACCAAGCTCCCGCAGAAAGCTCTGCAGTTGTAACTGAAGTATTCGGCTCGGTTGGCACGTGGGATGCTGTTGCACCAGAGGTTGAGCTTCCCGCAGAAGCTGGCCGTGTAAAAGACACGCAGACATTCTCTGTTGTTGACTACAAGAAGTCTCTCCCAATTACTCGTGAATTCATGCGTGATAACAAGTGGGGATTGGTAGCGAAGAACGTAAAGTCCGCAGCTGAGAAGGGACGTATCACTCGCGAACAGCGAGGTATGGACATGTTCCGCCTCGGTTTCACCACGAAACTTACGAACGACGGTGCCACAATCTTCTCTAACACCCACACGACTGTTTCTGGCGACACCGTAGATAACCTCTTTACTGAAGCACTCGATGATGACGCGCTGAATACCGCGCTTATCATGATGGCGGAACAGAAGGACCAAGCTGGAATTATTGTCGGACGGAGTGCTCGCGTGCTACTTGTTCCTCCCGCCTTGTTCAAACAAGCATGTATTCTTACCGAATCAACAAGCCGACCTGGAACTGCTAACAACGACATGAACGTATATTCCGTTAAATACGACCTTTTCGTTCGTCAGTCTCCATATCTTGGTGCAGCTTTCTCTGGTTCTGATACGGCTTGGTTCTTGATTGGCGATAACCACGAAATGACCCGTTACACCCGTGAGGGATTCAATACCGACTACGTTGGTCCTGAGTTCTCTGCAAACGACGTTGCATACTACAAGATGCGCTTTGCGGAAGTATTCGGTTGTACGCAGTACGATGGTCTTCTCGCTTCGACTGGTTTGACCTAATGAGTAACTAGGGGGAGGGCGACTTCCCCCTTAACTCTATATACCTATGGGAACAACTAATTTTGACATTGTAGATGCAGCTGGTG